GCCAATTCACCGGCGGCTGGTGGTCTTGTCATCATTCGTGTGCGGCGTGATGTGTCGGGCGACACCCTCGGCGTCGATGCGAAATTGCTCGGCGTCCAAATGTTCTACACGACAGACGCGGGTAACGACGCATGATGATGTCGATGCTCCCCACCGTTGCTCGTGTACATATGGTGACACTTGTAGCGACTGACAGCGACACCCCCGTCGAGGACGCGGTGACGGCTCTCGGGTTCCCCAACGTGGGGGACGGATCGATCCTGCTCGCCGATGTGCCGTCTGGTGTGACCATCGGTGCCAGCAACTCCAGCACTCCTGCAATGACCATTAATCTGACTGGTCGAGATACATGCTATCTTGAGAATAATGGCACCATCATCGGCGATGGCGGCGCTGGCGGCGCAGGGTCAACCTCAACCGGTGGCGCTGGTGGTGCTGGTGGTGACGCAGTGGACACTGATGGCCTAACTTTTATCAATAACATCGGAACTATCGGCGGTGGCACTGGCGGCACTGGCGGCGGCGGCGGTAATGGACACGATGAGGAATACAAAGGGTGCAGTTATAGTTCCGGCTCCGCTGGAGCCGCTGGCGCTGATGGCGGTGGGGCGGCTGGTTCAACTGGTGCCACAGGTAGCACCGACGGCAGTTGTCCCGGTCGTGCTGGCGGTTCTGGTGGTGCTGCGGGTGACTATATTGTTGGAGATTCAAATGTAGTATGGATCACCACCGGTACCCGGCGAGGAGGCGCATCTTAATGTTACGGAAAGTGATCGCCGAATCCAGAGAACTCCACACGGTGGCTGAGAATAACACTCTTACATCTACTGATCTCCTTCTTGATGGCGAGGGAATAAAGTTATTCCGTATGCGCGGAGATACCGGGCAGTTCATTCGTAGTAGAACCGCTGCCAGCCAGCCGAAAACCAGCGAACGAGCCGTGGTGACAACAAAAGGCTTGTTTAATCTCCGCATCTGGGACGACGATGATGAAAACGTTGTTGTCGATGAAACGGGGGGCGCTGGTCGCATCGGCAGTTCCTCGTCGAACGCTTCTATAAGTAGAGGAAGCAAAGGTTTTATGCGCCACGATGTGTTAGCAGACGACACCGAATGGTTTTGCTTGGTAACATCAACTTATACAGATCTTGTCACCTCCATAATGTGCCTGTTGTCGGGCGATGAACTCCCGGCAGTCCCGGATAACTCACATGTAATTTATGCTCTCATTGAAGGCACAGTGGACCTCGACGGTGTTGCCGAAAACGGCCCCACAATTTTCCTTGATGACCCTGATGCCGCGTCCGACACGCCGGGCGTTATCACCTGCACAACAGACTGCACGTTCATCCGTGTCCTCGCCGAGAAGGCGGCTAGAGATGAATGACCAAATTAAATCCGCGTTTGATATCTCCTCCTTCGCTATCGTGGGCGCGACTTTTCTGGAGTTTCTCCCGGCAATCGCCTGCTTGCTGTCGATTGCCTGGAGCCTCATCCGGCTCTGGGAAACGAAGACGGTGAAGAAATGGTTCCGCAGAGACTAACCATCATGGCGTGTATGATCGCCGTTCTATGGGCGCTCCCTACATCCGCGACAGACCCCGTAACGTCGGCTACGGTAAGCAGTTCGGGGCAGAGACTACCGTGTCTTGACGCCAGCGACGTTGATCACAATCTCAGGACACAATTCGGTGAGACGGTGGGCGGTCGCGGCGTCGCGTCACCGTCGAGCATCTGGAGCCTTTACATATCGCCCAGCGGCGCGACGTGGACGATAATCGTCACCCTGACAAACGGTCTGTCATGTTTCGTGGCGGCAGGAGAATACTGGCAGCGCCTCTCGCCGACGACGACGCCGCCGGAAGTTGAATCGCAATCGCAATCGCAATAGAAGAAAGGAATGAACCATGAACATGTTTTTGGCTGGTAAGAAAACTTTTATTGTCGCGGCGCTGATGATAGCCGTTGGCGTTACCAACGCTTTATCCGGCGATGCCGCTGGCTGGGGCACTGTTTGGGAACAAGCACAGATTATCCTGACCGGCATGGGTCTCGCGGGCTTGCGTGCTGGTGTCCGATAAATGTGGCTCGGCGCGCTTCGCGCGGTGTTGCATCTGGCCGGTACGCTTGCTCAGATCGCACGCGACCGCCAGCTTCTCGGAGCTGGCGAAGCCAAGGAGATTGCCCGACAAGCCACTGCCGGGCTGGCCGCTGTCAGGCGCGCTCGCGCTGCCCGTCGCGGTGTTCATCATGACGCTGTCAGCGTGCGCGATGACCCCGACAATCGCGCCTGATAGCGCGTGCTTGGCGTTCGCGCCGATCACCTTCTCGGCTAGCACCGACAGCACTGAAACCGTGCGTCAGATTCGTGAGCACAATGCCGCTTGGCGAGCTATCTGCGATGACTGACGCGCACCCAGCCGACGCCTTGTTCAGCGCGCTGAAGCGAGAAGAGGGCTTTTCAGCATACTGCTATATGTGCCCTGCCGGTGCGCACTCGGTCGGCTATGGCCGAAACATCGACGGCAACGGCGGGCTTGGCATCACCAAAGCCGAGGCTGAAATGCTCCTCCGCAACGACGTCGCGCGCGTTTTCGCCGAGTGCGATGCGCGGTACCCCTGGTTCGACGAGCTGGACTCGGCGCGTCAGACGGTCGTCGCGCAGCTCGCCTTCCAGCTCGGGATGCCACGGCTCTCAGGATTTGTGCGGATGATCGCTGCGCTGGCCACGCGCCCCCCCGACTACCGGCTCGCCGCTACCGAACTGCTCGACAGTCGGTACGCCACCCAGGTTTCCAACAGGGCTAGGCGACTGGCGTCGCAACTGGCGCATGGCACTTTTGACGACACCTAAGCTCGCCGACGCTGTGCTGCGCGAGGCGCTCGACGCGGTGAAGCGTTACGGCACCGTGACCGCTGCGGCGCTGGCGCTCGACATCAACCGCTCGACGCTTAATCACCGTCTACGTACCGCGCGGCAGCGGTTTGGCATTTCTGCCAGCGAGGAGCAGCCCGCAGCCGAGGTCGAGCTGCCGACGTTTCCCGACGATGACATCGACGTTGAGGAGATGCTCGACCACCTTGAGCGCCGCTTCGACAAAAAGCAGGCGCGCTCCACGGCCGAGCGGTGGTTTCCGATTACGATCAAGTCAGACAGTACAGTCGGCTTGGCGGTGGTCGGCGACCCGCATCTTGGCGTGCACTCCAACATCAAGCTGTTGCGACGAGACGCTGCTATCCTGGCAGGTACGCCCGGCATGATGGCTGTGAATATCGGTGACTCTGCCGACAATTGGGGGCGGCTCGTCCACCTCTACGCCGAGGCCGACATCAGCCGACCGACCGAGCAGCGCCTAGCGCGGTGGCTCTTGGCCGAGGCGGGCATCCCCTGGGTAGCCTTCTTGCTCGGCAATCACGACACCATGCACTCTGAATTTGCTACATATCTGCAGACTATAAACGTGGCTCAGATTCCGATGGTTGACTGGCGCGCGCGCTTCCGCTTGGTGTTCCCGGCCTGCGAGGTGCGCGTCGACGCAGCTCATCATCATAAAGGCACGTCGCTCTATAATCGTCTGCACGGCCAGAAGCGCGCGGCGCTATGGGACGAGGACGCCGATATCTACGTCGCGGGCCATCACCACACATGGGCGATCGCGCACGAGGAGCTGGATGATGGCCGTGTCGTTCACCTCGCCCGCGCGCGCGGCTACAAATGGCACGACGAGTTCGCGACCCGGCACGGCTTCCATCAAGATGAGTTTGGCTCGACGATCCTCTTTGTGATCGACCCGAGCGAGGGCGATCCGGTGCGCCGTATCACGTCATTCGCCGACCTCGCAGAGGGCGTGGAGTTCCTGACGTGGAAGCGCGCCCGTTGAGCCGCGCGCGGACTCGGATCATCCGGATTCCCTGCGCGGCAGATAGTGCGGGGGAGGACGATAGCGTTGGCATAAAAAAAGGCCCCGCACTTTTGCGGGGCCAGTTTCAGGGAGGTTATCACCAACGACCATACCTGATTTTTGATTCGATGAACAGACATTCGTTCGACACCCATGTCCGGTCCGGGAAATAGGTGACCTGTCCGCAGCCGACTGCCAGCTCGGCGAGTACGATGAAGATGAAACCTCCCAGCGCCACGGTGATGATGAATTTCAGCATCTCTCTTCCCAGTTCCAGCCGTCGTTGAGAACCAGAAGTCATCTGTCTATTCCTCTGTCGTGGAATTCAGGCCGCCAACTGAATTCCATGGCGGCTCGTCTAATGGCTTTGAGCTTGCGGCCAGCCGGGAGTAGCCGAATAAAGTCTCCGGTATGTCCACCTTGTGGTGCGCGGTTGCCAGTTTCAAAATGCCGCCACCTGACCAAACCCATATCGCCGAGCAGTTCAGCGAGTTGCTCCACATAGTTCGGTCCCTTGCGTGTCCATCTGCCGCCGCCGTTGTAGTAATTGGGCTCGATGCCGTCGCGACTTTCGATTAGTTCGGCGAGAAGTTCGCGGTGTTGTTTGCGTATAGTCATGGTTTTGTCTCCTTGGATTGGTTTGAGTTAGGTTTACGTCCTGTCAACCGGGAACAATCAGCTCGGCGATCTCGTCCTGAGTGCCTCGCACGGCATCCCAAAATTCGCCAAGCGTTCCAATCGGCAATTCGTTCTCAGCGCGATAGGTGACGAGGATCAAGTCATCCATCGCTCGTCTGACACTCCTGACATTTTCTGTCAAATCGGCCAGAATTTCGCAGAGCTCCTCATCGGCCAGAATCTCGCAGAGCTCCTCACGCCGCTCGTCTTCTGCCGCCATCATTTTGTGTAGCATTTTCCACTCTCCTGTTATCGTTGGAGCTTTCATAATACACAGCCAGTGACATACGTCAACCCCTCCCCCATAAAATTTTTCGCTTGCGTGCTCGACTTCTTTGATACACTATGAGTGAGATGATGCTGTAATCGAAGGAGCGCGCATGAGCGAATCTCAGCACAAGATCATAACGTGGGCTCAAGAGACATTTGGGCCGGCCGACCCGAGTGCGGTGTTCCGCAAATTTCATGATGAAGTCGGCGAGCTGACGCGCGCTTTCGACAGCGGAGACAAACGAGCTATTCGCAAGAAATGCGGCGACGTCCTGGTGATGCTGTTCCGATTGACCGACCATGCCGACGGCGACCTCGTGGCGATTCTGGAAGATGTCATGGCTGAGAATCGCGCGCGCGAATGGAATCTCAACAGCGACGGCACGGCGCAGCATGTCGGTGCGGAGGCAGTACGATGACTCTCAAATGGTCCGCTGCCCCGATCGTCGTCGACGGGATCACGGTTCCGATCAAGCATCCTATCTCGCCCGAACGCCGGAGCGAGGAGAAAGCGCACATGCGCGCCCTCGGTAGGTCTGACCGGTCACCGAAGGACGTCGAACTCGATTACCTCGCTTGGCGTCGAGAGTTGTCCGGCGGCGACTGCGATCACAAGGACGCGGAAGGACGGGCCGGCTGTGAACGGTGCGGGAAATTGTGGCCATGACGCGGCGCTGCTCCACTATCCGGCATGTTTTATAGCATTATCGGATGCCGTGTTAATTTTTCCTGTCACAAATGAGGTAGTAGATGACATGAAGACGCCGCAAGACATCGTTGCTGTGCTGGGCGGCACAAGCAAAACAGCCGCGTTGCTCGGAATATCACCCCAGGCGGTCAGCAACTGGCTGGCGCGCGGCAACGTGCCGCTCGCACACACCGCGACGATCATCGCCGTCGCACGGGACAAGGGTGTCGAACTAAGCTACCAGGACTTGCTCGAATGATCGCCGGGATCGACGTCGGCCTGACGGGCGCGATTGCGCTGCTGTACGAGGACGGCACCGCCTGCGTCTACGACATGCCCGTCTTCTCAAAAGATGTAAACGCGGCGGCGCTGGCGGATATCTTCCGCGAGTTTCCTCCAGACCATGTTTTTCTGGAAGCGGTGAACTCGTTCGGAATGGGGCGACAGTCGGCCTTCAACTTCGGGCAAGGCTGCGGTGCTATAAAGGGTGTGCTGGCGACAATGGAAATTCCCTTCACGCCTGTCAGCCCTAGCAAGTGGAAAAAGCATTTCGGCATCGGTCGAGACAAGA